TCGACCTAGATCACTATATGTTACACTAACTGACCCCGTACATAAAAACCGATTAATTATACCATTTTATAACAATACAAAACAAGCTGTGTTTTACCAATCCAGATCAATATTAGCTGATGATTATAGACCAAAATATTTATCGAAACAGAATAGTGAAAAAACATTATTTAATTATGATAATGTTGAATCTGGAGCTGATAACATTTTTATAACAGAAGGACCAATCGACTCTTTTTTTGTTCGTAATTCTGTAGCGGTTGCCGGTATACAGGAAAGAAGCAAAAACACATTCACAACAACACAAAAATCTCAAATTGATCGATTGTTTTTGATGCAAAAGGTATGGTTATTGGACAGTCAATGGGCTGATCAAGCTAGTTTAACGAAGAGTGAGATTTTATTGAAAGCAGGTGCTTGTGTTTTTATATGGCCTAAGGATATCGGTACAAGATTCAAGGATTTGAACGATATGTGCGTCCATTTTAAAATAAATGAAATAACATCAGATTTCTTACTCAAGAACACGTACTGTGGCTTGAAGGGTGTTGTTAAACTCAAACAGATTAGATAGAATCACCACCAGATTCTTTACGTTTTGCTAGTAACAAATATTGTTTCAATGATTCACCTAAACTTGAGAGGTCTTGTGCTAATCTTGAGATCTTTTTACTCTCACTACGTTGTATGTCAGTTAAAATGCTGTCACAATCTGCAGAATTTATAGCAAAATTAATTGAACCTTCGTCTGTACCATTCAAATAATCTATGAAACCTTCAACTTCTCCAATCCATGTGGTTAAAGTTTGTATTGTGCGCGCGGTTTGTTGTTGTTTTAGTGCGATCTCCGGATTGTCCGGTGCACCTAGAGTCGCAACATCTGTAGCTGGATCTAATTGGCTCGCAGCCGCGTCCATTTCTGCAGCTGGATCATCAGATACTGGAGTTGTGGGATCCGGTTGCATGGTTTCTGGGGCCTCTGAAATGAGGTTAAAAAATTTCTTTTGAAAAGCGTTCATATCTGTGATTATTTATAATAATTGTATAAGTATTTAGTGAACATGTCACAAGAAAAAAACAAAAAAGATACATTGTTTGAGGATCTACAAGTTGGGTCCAATAATTTCATGGGTGTAGGTAAAGGTCCGGGGCAATCTTCTATGCAATTGAAACCACAAAAAATTACATTGATGGATTTGATTAAACAGGCACAGGATTGGGAAAGTGAGATGGGAAAAGCTCCAAACCGGTTACCATACCCGTTACAGGACGGTTTAGGTGAACAGTTAGGTGATTTATATGTCAAATCCGTTGAAATAAAGAATAAAGTTGCAGAATCTGCTAAATTCAGTATTATTAAAGATAATGAAAGAGCAAATGAAGCCGTACAACGTATACATAAAAAACTATCAGCTGTTGGAGCTGCAATACAAGACATTGTCGAAGATATCGACAATCTCGGTGTAGGGTCTGCATCATCTGAATTCCATGCTTAAAAATATATTATTTTCTATAATAATCACAAGTGTTGTTTCCACAACAGGTGGCTTATTATGTAACTACTTGCTAGAGTATAATACAATTAAATGTATAGTGACATTATTTGTATTACAACTACTAGTATTCTACATCTGGAACAGTATTTCACAATCTTTACTATTAGTCCGGATTGAACAAGAGCAAACCAAGCAAGCAGAATACTTCTCACAACAAGGTGTGGAAGCTTCTTGTGCATATTGTAAGTCCATCAATTTCGTCCCGGTTAGAATGGATCAAAACAATGAATTTCAATGCGATGCATGCGGTAAACCTAACTCGATTTACATTGACATAACTGTAGCGCAGAAGGCACAGTTGATAGATAAAGAACAGCTTTCAGTGAGCTCATATATGAAAGATAAAATTGATGCAACAGAACGAATACAACAAGGACAATAACATTGTTAATATGCCTGTAACTAAACCGGGTACAACCATAAAAGAGACTAAAGAAACTCCAAAAATGACGTTTGAGCAATTATGTGATTGTATGAATACTTTTTTTAACACGAGAGATTACGAATCAAAGCAAGCATTCAAAAAAGGTTTCAGTTGTGCGGTCGGTGAAGATTATACAAATGTTGATTTGTTGTGCAATCTTAACGATATGGTATATAATTATTGTAATAATAACGAGAATATAACTAAATCTGAAAAACGTAATTTAAACACACTATGTACCGGCATAAAGAATATAACAAAGAGCATGGAGCAGTACAACATAACAACTCAAATGGATAAAGTTTTAATCTCAACATTGATGGGATACATTTTAAAAATAACTAGAAATTACTTTCATGATAGACATTGATAAACACAAACAAACAATGGTTGAATTAACCACACCTAAAGGCGCAAAGCATGTTATGTCGGAGTATGAAATCAGCAGATGGATGTCCATGATTGAAGCTGTTGATATTATCGACCAGAAAGCTAAACAACTAGGGGCTAAAGGCAGTGGTGTAAATTGGGTGAAACCGATAGCAATACAGAAATATATTGACGAACGTACAGAGAGTATGTTGTTTGAGATCAAGGATGATCTCGCGAATGAGAAACAATGCACTACATAGCAGGTACAGTAATACAAGCACCCGCCGGAAAAAGTGCTGCTTCAATCCGCCCGGGTATGACCAGTCAGCAGATCCGAGCGGCAAGCAGAGGACCGGTAGGATTCAATGACCAGATATCTAAACTTACACCCGGTAAACAGTACACATTGATACGAATTTATAAGGTAAATGAAGACGTTGTCTATGTATTTTCATCCACCACTGGTGATAGAGTAGAACTTACTTTCCCGGATATAAGCTCGGCAGAAAGATTTATATCAAATGTCAAGGGTGAGACTATACCAGATTATAACGATGCTTATCGTAATCAATCTGATTAATCATCATATCCACCGTATATATCATCATAATCACCATACACACTATAGTCAAATATGTTCCGACCTTCTCGGTCAATATCATTGAAGTATAATGTGTCATCCTCAAGCTGCTCATCACCACTCAATCCTCCATGGTAAGTGTCATCAGTAGGTTGTTGTAAACCAGGTTCTTTGTCGATGCCAAGTTCATAACTGTAATCGAACCGCTTACCTTTTATCAACCATACATAATGACCGAGTAACGGATTCAACTGCTCCACATCTTGATCTAAACGTTCTGTTATCTCAAACTTCTTAGCACCACGTTCTCCAGGTCTAGTAGAACCAAATTCAGTCAACTCGATAACATCACCAGCCTTTGGTTCTGGATTTGGATTTTCTGCGGAACTCATCGCGAGAGAATAGCTCTCTATTGGAATAAATCCAGTTAACTCGTCATCAGCCATAAGGCCAAATTTTTGCAATACAACTGAATTTTCATTCAATGTCAATGCAAAAATTAACTTTCGAGGATCTAGAAATTTTTGATTAGTGGCCTCACCATACAACGGATCAACATTCTCGAGATTTGTGCCATTGATATAATAATCTACAACAGTACCGTATTGATAGATCTGCTCCAACCACCACCCCTTGTAGTTGTTTATTTCATTACAGTTAGCTTCTTTGTTCAGAAATCTAAACTCTGAACTGCTGTGCTTGAATATATCATCTAACTCACTCATTTCGTGCGTCTGAGTATGTAGCTATCCTTGATTGGATCCCAATAAACGATAACACCGGAAAACAATGTTTTAGGCTTGTCTTTTGGAAGCTCTTTAATTTTATAATTCTTAAGAATGTGTTTGATATCCACATCAGACAACACCTTCATTGAGGAATTACGTGATCTGACGGATTCAATCTTTTTGTTTAATTCACCACTATATGTAAATTCCTTGTCACCAGTATATCTACCTTGATAACGTTTAGCAACTTGATGCTGATTCATCGCCTCCCCACCACGTGCTTCTTTCCGGTGCCACGGACTCTTCGCTTTTCTTCTTTTTTGTTGTTGTAAGTCTTCGAACTCTAAAACCAACATGAATCTGGATCTGTAAACTGACATTAACAGTATTTATAAAAAAAGCCGTTCAATTGAACGGCTCTTTTTTGTGATTTGGGGGTTAAATTGAAATTAATCGCCAATCGCTTTACTTTTTGGATTGTTGACCTTGTTACTTCCACTACCGGTGTTACCAGCATGTGGATGACTACGATCACCATGTCCGCCAAGTGGCTTAGGATCAGGATCTTCTTTAACAGTACCTCCGTCAGCAGAACCTCCGTCTGAACTTCCGGTTTTTGTACTCTTAACTTTATTATTACCAGTGTTACCAGCATCTGGATGACTACGATCACCATGTCCGCCAAGTGGCTTAGGATCAGGCTCACTAACGACACTATCACCTAACATCTCGTCATCTCCAAAAGGATCACTATCTTCACCTTCTTCATCATGCCCTTCATCATCTCCGTCTCCGAGTTGCTCCTTAAGAGCATCGCAAAGTTGCTCGGCTAGATCACGAGGTAGACTCAATGTGACTTCATCGCCGCCGATGTCAAGTTCATCATCACCAAACTCGTCACCACCGCCCATTTCATCATCTCCCATGCCGTTAAGATCGGCAAAAGGATCGTCTCCTTCCATGATAGTTGAATATAATTTATCAAAGATGTTTTTAGGTTCGTCGTTCATAATTGTAGAAGTATTTATTTGCTCGCTGGCAATTTTCCCGGGTTTTTCTTGGTTTTCTTTTAATCTATCACTGATTTTCTTCATGTAGTAATCATTACTCTCATCTGAATTCTCAGGCGTCACAACTGGCTCTACTCCCTCTGGTGTATTGTCTTCAGGAGCAATCTTACCAGCTAGCTCTGAATCACCCAAGGCCTCAGGACAATCTCCAGACTTCCACACCTTGTTATCTTCGTTTTCTGTTACCAAACTATATACCTGTTCGATGCTCTTGATATCTCTAGACTCGTTCACATAAATACTTATGTTATATGGCTAAAGAATACCAACCTCAAGCAAACTTTAATGGTTCAGACAAACATGTATACATGGGTAACAAGAATCTACCCACCGGTAAGGCGGAGTTTGAATGGACCAAAGAGATGGTCGTTGATCTTAAGAAATGTCAAAAGAATCTGTTATACTTTGCAGAAAACTTCTTCACGATCATCAATCTAGATCGAGGAAAAGAGAAGATCACATTGTTTAAATGTCAGAAAAAAGTTTTACGGGCTCTGAGAGATAACAGGTTCAATATAGTGTTAGCTTCTAGGCAGGTTGGTAAAACCACCATGATGACAATCTATACTCTCTGGATCGCGTGCTTTTCAGAGGATCAGAGAATATTAGTTGTAGCCAATAAAGAACAAACTGCGATAAACATATTCAAACGAATCCGGTTAGCATATGAGCAGTTACCCAACTGGCTTAAACCAGGTGTTGTTGAATATGGAAAGACAAGCATGACATTAACAAACGGTAGTAGTATAGGCATAAGCACCACGAGTAGTGATGCTGGTCGGGGTGATAGTTGTAACTGCTTAGTTCTTGACGAGCTTGCATTTATTGATAATCATCTAGTCGAGAGCTTTTGGAAATCTGTATATCCGATCATCTCTTCTAGTAAAAAGAGTAAAATTTTCATAGCAAGTACACCAAATGGTACAGGTAACTTGTTTCACGAATTATATAGCAACGCGATTCGTGGTAAAAACAACTGGATGGCGAGTCGAATCGACTGGTGGGAGATCCCCGGGAGAGATGAAAAATGGAAACAAGACACAATCCGATCGTTAGGTAGTACAGATATATTTGATCAAGAATTCGGTTGCCAGTTTATTGAAACCGGTGAGAGTGTGTTAGACGGAGAACTTGTTAGAAAATGTTCCTTAACATTACAAGATGCAGAGCATATATTTGATGACGGTAAATACAAAGTGTGGACGTTACCAGATGAAACTAGATCATACGCAATTGGTGTTGATATTTCAGAGGGAGTGGGAGAGGCAGCGAGTGTTGTACAAGTGTTAGATATAACAGACTTGACAGAAATAGAACAAGTGGCTGTATATCATAACAACACCATAAGTCCATATAACTTCACAACCAAGCTGCTTGAAATATTACAACAGTGGGGTAACCCACCAGCGTTGATAGAAAGAAACAATTGTGGTGCTCAGGTTGTAGATACACTTAAAAATGTGTACGGATATGAGAATATTGTAAATTACACCCCGAGTAAGAACCAGCCAATAGAGCGACCCGGTGTGATTGCACATACAAACACCAAATACAAGGGTGTTGTTAATATGAAGTACTGGTTAAGTGAGGTGTATTCTGTTATACTGAGAGACACAGCCACGTTAGATGAGTTGAAGACATTTGTTAGATACCCGAATGGAACCTGGAAGGCGGTCAAAGGAACAAACATCCATGATGATAGAGTGATGAGTCTGATATGGGCTCTAATGATACTCGAAACAACCATCACGGAGCAATTTTTTGAAATAATAAAATTTGATAAAAACAACAAACCGGCAGAATTGGGTCGACTAGATTGGGATATAAGACAGTTCAGCAACACACTTTCACTGTATGGTAATGAGAAGGAAAACACGTACAGCGCGCTGCCGTTATATATAGAAAGTGAGAACATGGGAGAAAATCCTAGTTATATGGATCAGGAGATGAATGATCTAACCGGACAAGGATGGACAGTTTTATGAGTGATAAGATACAACAATCTATATTAAACAAGAGCAAGAAGGACAAATTTGCCTTTGTATTGACTCTCCCAGAAGCAATGAAGGAAATTGCGTATTCACAGAGCGAGAACCGAGACGATGAACATGTCTTGCCAGATTCACTGCAATTCAGCGTGTATGGTGCACTGTTACCGTCTGTGCGTGTTGATAGTGGAAACATAAGGTATGGTGGACAGGCTGTCAAATTCAGCGCGCATAGCCGACCAGAATATGACAATGTGAGAGTCAATTT